AGTGATAATAATTATGTTAGTAATAAAGATTTTTATTTTTTGATGCAGGAACGAAAAAAATTAATCAAAGATTGTGAAGAAAAGAATTTGCCAATACCAAAAATAAATGATAAGATAGGTAAAATTATACTTGATATTGCTACTAATTTGGCTTATAGGTATAATTTTATTAATTATACCTATAGAGATGAAATGGTTGGAGATGCTATTGAAACGTGTATAAGATATATTGATAATTTTGATACAAACAAATCATCTAATCCATTTTCCTATTTTACGCAGATTTGCTATTTTTCTTTTGTTCGTAGAATTAACAGAGAAGCAAAACAGCATGATATTAAGAAGAAATGGATAGAAAGATTGGGTGTTGACTTTGATACGTATTCGGCACAATTACATGATGAAGATAAAGCATTTACTAATACATCGTTGGAATTTGCTATTGATAATTTATTATGAACGTAGAAGAATACAAAATGTTTTAAATTGTAAAATTATTGTGAGATTTATATTATGACAAAATTAGCATTGATTAACGATATTCATATCGGTGCTAGGAATGATTCACCTGTTTTCCTAGAAGCACATAAGAAATTCTTTACCGAGTTGTTTATACCGACCTTAGAAAAGGAAGGTATAAATGAAGTAATTATACTTGGTGATTTATTTGATAGACGCAAGTACATTAACTTTAATACCGAGTATGAGGTTAAGCGTTTTCTATTTGATGTTTTATTGTCAAAGAATATCAAAGTACATATACTGGTTGGTAATCATGATGTTACTTTTAAAAATACCAATAAAGTTAATTCACCGGATCTTGTATTGAATGAGTATAGTAATATACTTGTTTATATTGATCCTGTAGTATTGAGTTATGAAGAATGTGATATTGGTTTGACACCATGGATTAATATTGAAAATCAAGAAAAATCATTAGAGTTTATTAAAACTTTCAGTGGTGATATTCTAATGGGTCATTATGAAATTAATGGTTTTGAAATGCACAAAAATGGTGGAGTGTGTTTAGATGGTCTTGAGAAAAAACTTTTTAATAATTATGATATGGTTCTATCTGGTCATTTCCATGAGCCTTCTATAAACGGCAATATACGATATCTGGGTTCCCCATTACAATTCACGTGGGCCGACTATGATTGTAAGCGTGGTTTTCATATTTTAGACCTTGAAACAAGAAACTTGACATACGTTGAAAATCCTGATAGAATGTTCCATAAAATATTCTATGATGAAGATTTAGATATTCTGAACTTTAATTTTAGCGAATTAAAAGATAGAGTTGTTCGTGTTTTGGTTGGTGAAAAGAAAGATCAACATAAGTTTGATCTGTTTATTGATCAAATACAGCGTGTAAATCCTTTTCAAATGGATATTATCGATAACACAATGAATCAATTCTCTGAAGAGTTTGATATTAATCTTGTTAATAATGAAGATACCATGACTATTGTTGAATCATATATTGATAGTCTTGATTTGGATTTTGATGATGTTAAGATTAAAAGCTTGTTTAAAGAATTGTATTTGGAAGCATTAGCGGAGCTAGATTAATGACATATAGATTATACAATGGTGACTGTTTAACAGAAATGAAAAAGATTGAAGATAATGCGGCTGATATAACGTTTACGTCACCGCCGTATAACATGAATCTTCAAGTTGTTAATGGTAAGTATAAAACAAATGCCAAACGTGAAGTAGAACAAAAAGGTATTGGTCAAAAAAATATTTTTAAGAAGTTTAAGTATAACAATTATGATGATAATTTACCTATGGATGATTATAGGGATTTTACTCTCAATGTTATTGATGAATGTTTAAGAATATCGCCGATAGTATTCTGGAATGTACAGTTTATTGCTGGTAATAAGAAAGCACTATTTGAAGTAATGGGTCAAAGATCACATCAGCTTAAAGAATTTATTGTTTGGGATAAAGTTAATGGTCAACCGGCAATATCAGCAGGTGTTATGAATAGTGCTTGGGAAGCTATATTGGTGTTTGATAGAGATAATGCTATCAAGAGAAAGTTTGATAATTGTTATTTTGAACGTGGAACATTAAATAACATTTGGCATATAAAAAGTAAATCTTCAAGCTTTAAAGACAGAAGTGGTACTAAACACAGTGCTACATTCAATATGGAATTAGTTGAAACTGTATTGAAAAATTTTACTAAGCCGGGTGATACCGTACTTGATCCATTTATGGGTACTGGTACAACAAATTATGTTGCTGATATAATGGGTCGTAATTCTATTGGTATTGAAATGGATGAAGAGTATTTTCGTTTTAGTAAGAAAAGACTTAGAGTTAAAGATGAAGATAATGAAAATTTTGAGTCTGGTGTAGAACCAGTAGGTTTATTTTAGTATGATTATATTCGAAAAAATACGCTTCAAGAATTTTTTATCTTTTGGTAATCAATTCACTGAAGTAACGTTAAATTCAAATCAAACAACAGTTATTGTTGGTCGAAATGGTGCCGGTAAGTCCACTATGTTGGATGCCATATCATTTGTATTGTATGGTAAGCCTTATCGTAGTATTAATAAGCCACAGTTAGTTAATTCTGTCAATAATAAAGATTGTGTTGTTGAGATTGAATTCTCTATTGGTTCTTATGAATATAGGATTATACGTGGTATAAAGCCAAATATATTTGAGATATATGAAAATGGTAATCTGATTAATCAGGAATCACATGTAACTGATTATCAGGACTATCTTGAAAAGAATATATTAAAAATTAACTATACGGCATTTACCCAAATAGTTGTATTGGGTAAAGCAACGTATGTACCATTCATGAAGCTTAAATCCCAAGATAGAAGAAACTTGATTGAAGAGTTGTTGGGTATTACAATATTCTCAAAGATGAATGAGATATTAAAAGGTCGTTTGGTTAATGTTAAAAACGATAAACAATCTTTTGATAATAATATTGAATTATTAAATGAAAAGCTTTCATTGAAGAAAAAATACATTCAACAATTATCTGTTGATAATGATGCCAAGAAACAAGAATTAGAAAATGATATTGAGTTGCTATATGATTCTATAGAAAAGAATAATATTAAACTTGATAAGTTGAGTGCTATTAAACAGGATTTATTGGATCAAACTATTAAGTATGAAGAAACAAAGAACAAGCAGAGACAGTTAGAAAAATTCGAATATGAGTTTAACAATAAGATTAAGAAGATAAAGAAAGAACTTAAATTCTTCCATTCTAATGATGAATGTACTACGTGTGGACAACATATTGATGAAACATTTAAGATTCGAATTGTTGATGAACATAACTCTAAACTTGTTGAACTTGAAAGTGATGCAGAAAAACTTAATGATCAATTAGAAAAAGTTTCTACTGGGATTTCTTTTATGGAAGAAAAACTAAAAGAAATTAGAAATATTGAACTTGATGAAAACTTAATTAAATCTAAAATAACTGAGTCAACTAATTTGATTAAAAAGTTACAGTTAAAGAAAGATGAAACTGTACTTGGTGGTGATATACAGAATGAAATTAATAGTCTTGGGGAATTAAAATCCCAAATTATAAAGGCAAAAGAAGATAGGTCAGAATCAAATACGTTAATGAGTTACTATCAATCTATAGGCACAATGCTAAAGGATACTGGTATTAAGTCTATGATTGTACAGAAATATTTGCCTATTTTTAATCAATTAATCAATCAACACTTGACAAAGTTTGAATTATTTGTTAAGATTGAACTTGATGAAACGTTTAATGAAACTATTTTATCTAGAAGTCGTGATAATTTTAGTTATAGTAGTTTTTCTGAAGGTGAAAAATTACGTATCGATTTAGCGATATTGCTAACTTGGAGAGAAATATCCAAGATGAAAAATGCAATGTCAACTAACCTATTGATAATGGATGAAGTGTTTGATTCATCATTAGATCAAACAGGTGTTGATGCTTTTATTGATTTAATACCGAAAATGGAGTTTGCAAATATTTTTGTAATATCACATACTCCGGATAAACTGTATAATAAGTTTAAAAATATTATAGAAATAGAGAAAGATGGTAACTTTTCTGTTATCAAGTGATATTGACAAAACTATTATTTTTTTGTTATAATATATTTTTAATATGAGGAAATACTATGAAATTTACTGAAAAAACACTTTCCGTACTGAAAAATTTCAGTACCATTAATAATGGACTAATGATTAAGAAAGGCAATGTACAGAGAACAGTCGCACTAACCAAGGATGTATTGGCTGAGGCACATCTAGATCAGAGTTTCCCGAGAGACTTTGCCATCTATGATCTAAATGGCTTTCTATCTATGTTATCAACATTTAATGGTGATGGTGATGCTGAAATTGATTTTCAAGAAAATCATATGGTGATTACATCGGGTAGACGTAAACTGAAATATTATTATGCTTCACCAACTGTAATTTTCTCACCGCCGGATGATCTTAAACTTGATTCTCCAACTCAACGTTTTGATTTGGTGCTGGATGATCTTAAACTAATTCAGAAGATGGCTTCTTTTGATATGGGTGATTTGACAATTAAATCCGATGGTGATAAGATTTATATATCTGTAATTAATGGTCAAAATAATAATTCAAATGAAATGAATATTGAAGTTGATCAGAGTATGGATACGTGTGAAGTAACATTTGATGTTGGTCTTATGAAAGTTATTCCACAGGAATATAGTGTTGGTGTTAATGATAAATCCGTACACTTTAAAAATGAAAATGATGATGTTCAATATTGGATCGTATTGAGGAACTAATTGATGATTGAATCAAACGATAAAGAATTTCTTTACGTTGAAAAATATAGACCATCCAAGATAGATGACTGTATTTTACCTAAACGCTATAAAGATACCTTTAAAAAATTTGTTGAAAATAAACAAATACCTAATCTTTTATTAACTGGATCTGCCGGTGTAGGTAAAACTACGGTCGCTAAAGCATTAGCAAATGAACTAAATGCTGACGTTTTGGTGATCAATGCTTCTGAGAATGGTAATATTGATACACTACGCACAACGATACGTTCATATGCTAGTACAATGTCTTTAATGGGTGGATTAAAAATTGTTATTCTTGATGAAGCAGATTACCTAAACCAACAGAGTACACAACCGGCTTTACGTAATTTTATGGAAGAGTTTAGTGATAATTGTCGGTTTATACTTACGGCTAACTTTGCTAATCGCATTATTGAACCTCTACATTCAAGATGTACAACTATTGAATTTAATATTAAAGAAAAAGAGTTTCCTAAACTTGCTTCGCAATTTATGAAGCGTATCGATAGTATCTTGGAAAAAGAAGGTGTCAAGTATGAGCCAAAAGTAGTTGCTGAAATTATTACAAAATATTTTCCGGATTTTAGGAAAACATTAAATGAATTACAGCGTTTTTCAATGGTTGGTCTTGAAAAAATGCCAAATGATTTTGATGTTGATTCGTCAAGCATTGTATTAGAACTACTGAAAAACAAAGAGTTTGGTAAATTGCGTAAATGGGTTGGTGAAAATAAAGATACTGATCATTTAAAAGTTATGAAAGATGTATTGAATTCGGATATTTTTGAGAATGCATTTATACCTGAACTAGTATTAATATATAATACATATGACTATAGAAATGCTTTTGTTGCAGATCGTGAAATAAATTTGATGGCTTTTCTTACTGAGTGTATGATAAATGGCAAATTTAAGTGATATATTAAATTCAATAAATAAGAAAACTACCTTTATTTCTGAAGAAGAAATTAATCTGGATTATACTCCTTTTATTATTAATAAAGGTATGTCATATTTTATTGATACGATAATGTTTGCTAATGAAATGAATTTGCATAGTGAAACACCTAAATATGCACAATATCGTTTTTATTATCATGCTTTAAATAAGAAGTCAAGATTCTCTAAATGGCATAAGAAGAATGAATTAAAGGATATTGATATTATTAAAGAGTATTATAATTATTCAGATACTAAAGCGGAACAAGCGTTGGCTTTGTTAAATGATGAGCAAATAGAGGAAATACGAAATAGATTGTTTAAAGGCGGTAAAAAATAAAATTTATAAATAACTCCATAATAATTATAATTATGGAGAAAATTATGAACATATTTAATGATTTGGGCGTTAAAATAAAGTTAAACACTGATGATGATTTTTTGAAAGTTAAAGAAACACTCTGTAGAATGGGTGTAGAATCAAAAAAAGACAAATCACTATATCAATCCTGTCATATTTTACATAAACGTGGAGAATATGCTATTTTACACTTTAAAGAAATGTTTTCTTTGGATGGTAAGAATAGTACTTTAACGGATAAAGATATAGATAGAAGAAATAAAATTATCAATCTTTTAATTGATTGGAAGTTAGTTGAACTTGACGACAACGTTGATTTATCATATAATAATATCTCGTTGAAGATAATTCCTTATAGTGAAAAAGGTGAATGGAATTTAAAAACGAAATATAACATTGGTGTGAAGAAGAGGTATTAAATAAATTATGAATTTTGAAGAACTTGAGAAGTTAGTTATAGAATGGGGTGAAAATAAAGGTATCGTACCTAAGAGTACACCTTTAATTCAGTTTTCTAAAACAATGGAAGAAATGGCTGAACTTGTTGATGGGTTAGCAAGGCGTGATATTCCGGAAATAAAAGACGCATATGGCGATGTGCTAGTTACACTTATTATTGGACACCATTTAGCATTTCCAAATCAGTCTATTGTAGAACAGCTTGAAGCCGCTTATGATATTATTAGTAAACGTACTGGTAAAGAAGTAAACGGTAAATTTATTAAAGATGAGTAAATGAGGAGATTTATATTATGATTGTTGATACAAGCACATTCGCTATACCTTCTAGTGATGATGACCAGAAAAAAATCGCGGCTGTATTCCAAGATTTATCAAACCAATTGATTAAATGTGAAGCAATTAAGGAATACGTAAAAGAAGCGAAGAAGGAAATTAAAGATCAATATGATATTCCACTATCTGTAATCAATAGAGTTTTTAAAATATTCCATGAGAATAATGCAAAAGACTTTTTTGATGAACAGCGTGATATTGAATCTTTTTATGAAACTTTATTTGGAGATGATTCTGATGAGTGATGTTAAACTTATATATTTGAGGTATGGTGAGCAGATTGTTGGTGATGTAACTTATGATCTAAATGGTGAAACTATTACAGTTAATAATCCACTTTCCGTTGTACATATGCCGGAACAGAAATTGGGATTTATTCCGTATTTGCAATTGACACAGGAAAAAGATGCTGTGTTTAAAATGTCCGATATTAGACATACTTTTGATCCTAATCAGGACATTGTAAATCATTGGAATTCTTTGTTTGGTAGTGGTATTATCACTCCACCTGATAAAGAAATAATTTCTTAAAAAATTTGACAAACAGTTAAAATTTTTGTAAACTGGGTGCAATACCCAGTTTTTTTATGGAGAATAAATGAATAAATTTTATACTAATGTATCGCAAATAGGTAATTATATCTATCATAGGTATATTGATGAAGATGGTAAACGCAAAGAAGAATATACTGATTTTGTTGATATTGATCTTTATGTTCCATCAAATGATGTTACTGGTTACAAATCATTCTATGGTCAACGCTATTTAAAACAAGTATCTTTTGCCAAAATTCGTGATGCCAAATCATTCATTGATGAATATGGTAATATTCCAAATATGGAAATACACGGTAATCGTAATTGGTGGGCGCAATTTATTTCTAAAACATATCCACTAGAAATTGATTATGATACATCTAAACTTATTATTGCTAATATAGATATTGAAACAAGAATGACTTTTGATAATGGTGATCAGGGTTTTCCTGAGCCAGATATTGCACCGGCTCAAGTTACCGCAATAACTGTTGAGATTAAAGATAAGTATTATGTTTTTGGTTCTAAAGTTTATTCTGGTGATTTACCTGAGAATACACAACACCTTTATTGTGATGATGAGGATGATCTTTTACTATCTTTTCTTTCTTTTTGGGAAAAGAAAAAGCCAGATGTTATAACAGGATGGAATATTGAGGGATTCGATATTCCATATCTAATCAATCGTATTAATAATCGACTTGGTTGGGAACAAGCTTGCCGTTTGTCTCCTTCAAATCGTTTCACTAAAAATAAATCTATTAGTATTCGTGATAAAAAACTTGATAATGGACAAACCATTAAAGATTATATTATACAAGGTACTGCTATTGCTGACTTATTGAAACTATATCGTTTCTATACATTCAAGTTACGTGAACGCTATTCATTAGATTTTATTGGTCATGTTGAACTAGGTGAACGCAAGTTGAACTATTCCGAAGTTAGTCAAACATATAAATTATTAGAAAATTCAGATGATGTAAAAATAGACTGGAATAAAAATCCCGAAGAAATGGAAGAGTTTGTTAGATGGTGTAGAATGCGTGAGTTGATAAAAAAAGAAAAAATAAATAGATCATAATTTTTTATTTATAGATGCGACCTGCCTAGTGTTTTTATAATGAAGTTCTGGATTTATTTTTTTACATTTATCACCATGCCATCTGGAATAATTTCCGATAGTAATTATCTTACCACAGTGTTCGCATGTTTTTTTGGTAGACATGCATTTTGTTGATGCTTTAGATTGTTTTTCGTAGGAAAATATTTTATGAGATTCTATGTATATTCCCCATTTCTTCATATGTCTATATTGATGATTTATATCAATACATCGTTTCACTAGATGTGTTACTTGTTGGGCGGATAAATTTGAATAATTCATGAATTCATTTTGTGTTCCAACAAATTCATCTGCGGTTTCATAATTTTTAAAATGATATATGTCTTTTTTAACATGTGGTATTCTATTTTTACACGCTTCCATGAAATATTCTTTATGCTTTTTGTAAATATAACTATTAGTTTTCAGGTTTCTATTATACTCAAAATAAAAAAATGTATGTAGCGCAAATATCATTTTGGCTTTGTATTTTCCGGTGGTGAATTTTGTTAATAATAAATGACATATATAGTGTTCTCTAAATGTTAGTATGGCTATATTATCTTCACCATCTGACCCACCAAATGATTTAGGTAATATATGGTGTTTTTCGTGTAATTGGTTGTCATATTCATCATTTCTATTCAATGAATTATTTATTATATTGTAATAATATTTTTTATATTTATTTTCAATAAACACTTGACATACTCCATCTTCTGTGTTATACTTATTTATAATTTTAGAGATTTGTAAAAAATGAAAATTGAAGAAGTTGAAAAAATTGATTTGTCTAATTTATCCAATGCGGAATTGGATGAGTTGTTGAAATATGTTGAGAAAAGGGCTGATGAAGAAGCATATTGTATGGGAATCCAATATAACGTCAGGGACGTTGAACTTGTAAAGCGACTTGATAATAAACTACAATTAATTGCTCTAGCGTTATCACTAACATATCAAGCTAAGATTAGGCATGAAGATCATTTCTTTCAAGTTAGAATGTGGGACACATTGATTTATAATAAACTATTATCATCCAATGTTGTTGTACCACCAAACAAATCATCATCAAAAGATGAGAAGTATGCTGGAGCCGTTGTATTTGATCCACAGGTTGGTATTCATGATTGGATTGTTTCTGCTGACTTGAATTCGCTATATCCAAGTTTAATGAGACATTATAATATTTCACCTGAAAAATTAGTAACAAGATCATATTTGGAATCATTAGATAACCAATATTCTAGAACTTTGTTGGAATATTACCATGATGATCGTGATAAATTAAATGTTTGGGTTGATGATTTTATTGATGGTAAAGAGAATGAAATAACAAAAGCAGTTAAGGAACTTGATATTTCACTGGCGGCAAATGGTGTAATGTACCATAAAGATAGCCAAGGTTTTCTACCGCAGTTGATGGAAGAAATCTACGGCAAGCGTTCTGAAATGAAACGTAAGATGTTGGAAGCAGAACAGAACTATGAAGATACAAAAGATCCAAAATATAAGAATGATATTGCCAAGTATAAAGCAATGCAGTTATCTTATAAAACTCTTTTGAATTCTTGTTATGGTGCTATTGGTAATAATTACTTCCGTTTGTATAACGTTGATATGGCGGAATCTATTACCATATCCGGTCAGTTATCTATTCAGTGGATACAGCGTAAGATTAATTCATATTTGAATAAGATATTTAAAACAGATGACGTTAACTATATTGTTGCCGGTGATACTGATTCTTTCTATATGACATTGGCTAAATTTGTTGAAATTGTTACTGATGGTAAAGAATATGATAAGATTAAAATGGTAGATGTTATTGATGACTTCTTTGAATCTAAGATACAACCGGAAATCGATAAGGCATATAACGAACTTTCTGTTTATATGAATTCATTTGAACAGCAAATGATTATGAAGCGAGAAGTTATTGCAGATCGTGGTTTCTGGAGAGCAAAGAAAAATTATGCTCTTAATGTATATGATAGTGAAGGTGTTCGTTATGAAAAACCAAAACTTAAAATTATGGGTATTGAAGCTATCAAATCATCAACGCCAGAATTATGTCGTGATGCTCTAAAAGAATCTATTAGAATAATACTACAAGAAACAGAAAAAGATTTACAATCATATATTGCAAATTTTAAGAAGAAGTTTTATAATGCCAATATTGATCTAATATCTTTTCCCAGAGGTGTTTCCGATATTAAGAAATGGGACATTGATTCTGAATTTGGTTTTAAATCAAAAACACCTATTCACGTTAAGGGTTCTATTTCGTATAATCGTATGCTTAAAAAGCATAATTTGTTGGGTAGTTACCGTGAGATTAAAAATGGCGATAAGATCAAATTTATTTATTTAAATGATCCTAATCCTCTACATTCCAATAGTATTTCGTATCCGGATGTACTTCCGGTTGAATTTGCTCTTGACAACTACATAGATTATGCGCTACAATATAAAATATCATTCGTACAACCAATTGAATCAATTACACAACCAATCGGTTGGTCTATTGAAAAGAAAAACAGTTTATTTTAAGTGGTGGAATAACGGTACAATAAATAAAAAATCTTACACAAAACCTGGTGATGGTTGGGTAAGAGGTATGATTAAAAAGAAAGGAGTTAATATATAATGAGTTTAATGAGTAAATTAAAAAAAGCAGGTTCTATTGTTGATGCTCAGATTTTATCTGAGTCGAATTATTTCAAGATGAAGGATGTTGCTAAAACAGATATACCGATTGTTAATTTAGCATTTAGTGGTGATTTAGATGGTGGTGTTGTATCTGGTTTAACTGTTTTTGCTGGCGAAAGTAAATCATTTAAGACTCTTTTAGGTCTTAATTGTATTAAAGCATATTTAAATAAATATGAAGATGGTGTTTGTCTTTTATATGATTCTGAATTTGGTATAACACCGAAATATCTTGAAGATAATGGTATTGATACAAATAGAGTTCTTCATATACCAATTGAACACGTAGAACAATTAAAATTTGATTTAACAAAGAGATTATCTGAGATTGAAGATGGTGATAAAGTATTCATTATGGTTGATTCATTAGGATCATTAGCATCTAAAAAAGAAGTTGATGATGCTATTGATGAAAAGTCTGTTGCTGATATGTCACGCGCCAAAGCAATTCGGTCTTTATTAAGAATTGTTACTCCTGTTTTAACAATGAAAAATATACCAATGATTGTTATTAACCATGTATATAAAGAAATAGGTATGTTTCCAAAAACTGTTATTCCCGGTGGAACAGCAGTAACATATTCTGCTAATCAAATTTTTGTAATTACAAAAGCACAAGATAAAGAAGGAACAGAATTAAAAGGTTGGAATTTTACAATAACAATTGATAAATCAAGATTTGTTCGTGAAAAATCAAAATTCACATTTAATGTTAGATATGATACAGGTATTAATCTCTTTTCTGGTATATTCGACCTAGCGGTTGAACTTGGTGTTATTGAATCGCCAACTAAAGGTTTCTATACACTTGAAGGTGATGAAAAGAAATATCGACGTAAAGAACTTGAAGGTGATGAATCAGTTATGTCTAACATTGTTGAATCAGATAAATTTAAACAATTGGTTGAATCAAAATTTAAGTTATGAATAGCCTAAGGGATTTTGTTATAGTATATGATGAAGTTTATACTCCTGATGAATGTCAGGAGTTAATAGACTTATATGATAATAATCTTGATAAAACAGATTACTTTGAGAATGAGATATATAAGTTTAATCAGTTACAATTATTCAAAGCCGGTTTTAATCATCATGCTAATAAGTTTATGAAAACGGTTGAAATGTATGGTATTGATTATTTTGAACGTGTTAATCTAATTGACTTTATGCCAGATCATGATTTCGAAGAACCTAGAATAAAACGATATGATGGTGATGCTCAGTTTAGAACACATATTGATACAGTGGATAATATATCAGGTCGAAGATTTTTAATTGCTATTTTATATCTCAATGATAATGATGGTATGACTGTGATGGATATGCTTAATATTGGTGTAACACCAAAAGCTGGCACAATGCTAGTTTTTCCCGCCAATTGGATGTATCCTCATACTGGCTTGCCAACAAGCACAGAAAAGTATATACTAATGTCTAGTTTAATGTATGTTGATAGTGGAGAAAAATATATATGAGTAAGAAAGAAAAAAGTGATGGATCCTCAGCAAACTATTATTTGCTTCCCGATGAAGCAAATCAATTACAAGATTTAATTTCATATAAGAATATGAATGGTCAAATGGCTGAAATCTTTAGAGCAGTTTATCGCTATGGTCAAGTGGAGCATTCTGAAATGATTCGGGATGCTAAAAAGATCAAATTTTATATTGAAGCGGAAATTAAAAGACTGGAGAACTATGGTGAATAATTTTATTAGAGAAGAAATTGAATATCTTTTGGATAATAAAAAAGCATTAACTATTTGGTTTAAAAAGAAAGATGGTGAAGAACGTGAAATGAAATGTGTTCTTTCTCCGGATGTTATTGATGAATCTTATGAATATAAGAATTCAACCGCAAAGACATCGACTGATGTTAAATCTGTTTGGGATATTGAAAACAATGGTTGGCGTAGTTTTCGTTGGGATTCTTTAATTGGATATAAGGAAAATGTATAATGACGTTTGAAGTTGATTCTAGAGTTAAAGATCAATGGGAAGTTTGGATTAAACAAAATCCACCCGAAGAGATCGAAGATATAACCGATGAAGAACTTAAAGATGCATTGATTTCTGATCTATCACACGTATCCAAAATGTCCGTCGGTGAATATACCTTGTATCAAAAATATAAGGAACTTAAACGTAAATATCCGGGATCTTTAAAGACAAATTTATTTGGTAGTGAGTATTGCTTGGATAATCCAACGCAATCATTTGCAATTGAAAAGTCCAAGAGTAATATTTGGACACCAAATAATCCAAATGATTATATGAATTTGAAGCCCAAATTGATACTTACGGATGATTTTGTTGATCATGAATTAAAACTAAAGGGTTCTGAAATATGGAATACTATTAGAAACTTTACCAGTACTATGAAAAACAATAGTAATATTGGTCGCAATCTAAATTATTTAGTTATTGATGAAGTTACTGGTAAATATCTTGGAGTTATTTGTATTTCATCCGATTTTATGGATTTAACACCTAGGGATAATTGGATTGGTTGGAATAGAGAAATCAAAACACTGGAAGCACGTATTAACTATACTGCTATTGGTTCTACTATTGTTCCAACACAACCATTAGGTTATAATTATGTTGGTGGTAAACTATTAGCATTGTTATGTCTTGAAGATACAGTACAGAAAGATTGGAAGGAACGTTATGATGATGTATTAGTTGGTGTGACAACAACTAGTCTTTATGGTAAAACAAAGAATGGTGGTTTATCTCAATATGATAATCTAAAACATTGGAAGAAAATGGGTTATACCTCAGGTACGGTAGCATTTGAAACCGAGAGAGAAACACAATATATGATACGTCAATGGTTACATAAACATCATACATATAAATATTTTGAATGGTATGGTGCTACTAAATCGGATGGTAAACCATTCAAACGAGATCATAGAAATCGCTCTTACCATTTTACCTATAAAAAACTAGGAATAGATAAGGATTTGATTGCTTGTGATCATGCTAGAGGTATATACTTTTCTCCATTGTATAATAATACTAGAGAATTTTTAAGAAAGGAAATTGATGAATCGCAATTAGTTAAGTCATTTGACACATCTAATGAATATTTGGTTGAATTGTGGAAAACAAAATATGCTTCAAAGCGTATTAACAGTTTAATTAAAAATGACCGCGTTTCAGATGAAACCTTATTTTATGATGATCTAATATATATGAATACTTTTGAGGAAGTTAAAGAAAAATATATAAAAGATGTTGGAAGATAAATAAAAGTAAAACATCTAGAGGATTTATAAAAATGCTTAATTTCAAACAATATTTAACCGAAGCGGAACTACTTGCCGAAAAGTTAATTATGATTAATAATGGTAAGAAGTATGGACAAATCGTTTTTCTTGCCGGTGGTGCCGGCTCAGGTAAAGGATTTTCGCAGAATTTCTTTAACTCATCAGATTTTAAAATACGTGATGTTGATGAAATGAAACGTCTTTTTCTGAAGATAGAAAAAGAAAAGAACAAGTATCCGGAAATTAAAGGACTGGATTTAAGAAATCCTAATGATGTTTTTAAATTACATACTTGGGTTGAGAAGTATGGATTTGATGATAATTCTTTGAATATTATGGTTTCTCAGATGAAGAATCCTGAAACATTACCCAATATTGTTTTTGATGTAACAATGAAAAATATCAAAAAATACCATAAAATTATGGATGTTTTAATTCCAATGGGCTACAAGCCGGTAAATACACATTTAATTTGGGTTCTTTCTGATTATTCAGTTGCCGTAAAAGCAAATAAAGAGCGTTCAAGAATAGTTCCGGATGATATTTTATTACAGACTCATGTTGGCGCGCATGAAACAATGTGGGATATTGTAGGTAAAGGTAACATTCCAAATAATTTGGATGGTGGTATATATGTTATTCTTGCTGATCGTAGTGCCACTGTTCTTTACACCGACGATAAAGGCAAGATATTTACTGGTGGAAAATATGGAAGCGATAAAGGTAGAAAACCTGTAATTAAGGATTTCACATATATTACATATAAAAAGCCGGGAAAATCACCAGAAACAAGTGTTAAAATTAAGACAGAATTATATACTTGGGTTATAAATCGTGTTCCTTTGGTTGGTGATAAGGGCGTTTGGGGTGATGAATAAAAATAAACTTGACAAATGGTAAAAATATGTATAAAATGATAATATATGAGAGGTATTTAAATGATCCTGTCATAGAATATTACGATGATATTGAATCTATAAAAGAGAAATATAAAACATATAG